ACGCTTTCAAAGTCGGCTACGATAGAGCGTTAGCGGGCTATTGGGTGGAGGAAATGAAAAACAACGGCTTTACTATGGAGCCCGTAGCGCAGGGAGCTTTTACCTGGAGCCAACCTATGCGAGAAATGGGCGCAGCTCTTGCCGACAAGATAGTTAATTATAACAATAACCCTATTTTGCTTTGGTGCCTATCAAATACGGCGGTAAAGAAAAGCGGGTTAAATAATATTCAGCCCGTCAAGATAACCGACAAACGCCGTATAGACGGGGCGGTAAGCCTGCTTAATGCTTGGGTTATCTATGTAAAATACTTTGACGACTTTATGTATAATGTGGGGTGAGCAAATGAAAGAAAAAAGAGGACTTTTCGAGGCTATTTTCGGGAGAAAGCCGCAGGCTCTCGAGGGCTATACCGAATACAAGCTCTTAAATTCCTATCAAACAAATTTTGTACCTTTTTCGGGTAACGCCTGGGAGGTAAACACCGTCCGCGCTGCTATTCATTCTTTCGCCCGCAGGGCGGCAAGAGTACAGCCGCGACATATTCGCAAAGGCGACGGAAAGCTGCAAGATGTAGAGGGCAGCAATCTTAATTACATTTTGCAGTATCAGCCTAACCCGTTGACTACGGCGTATAAGTTTTACTACCGACTCGCTGCGCAATATAAGCTCTATAATAACGCTTTTATTTTCCCCGTATGGGACGAATTTACGGGAAAGCTGCAAGCTATGTATAACATCAACGCCCAGGAAATAAAGCTGCTTGAGCACCAGGGAGAGCTATACTTAAAATTCCGTTTCTATAACGGAAAAACCTACACTTTCCCGTACACAGATATTATACATATCGGCTCAATGTTTGCAGATAACGAGCTTTTCGGCAGCAGCAACGAGGCTATTTTGCCCGTATTAAAAACAGCGGACACTTTTAACCAATCTATGGGAAAATTTGCAGAGCTCGTAGCGGTTGTACGCGGTATTTTGAAAGTAGCAGCCTCTACCAAAACAGAGGACTTAAAAGCTCGACGCGACGACTTTATAAGAGATAACCTCAAAATGGAAAACAACGGAGCGGGCGTTATAGTTACCGACAACAAGTACGATTATACGCCTATCCAGGACAAGCAAACACCGTTACCGCAGGGGCAGCTCCAATATATCAAGACGGAAATATACGACTACCTCGGAACTAACGAAAATATCGTGCAAAACAAAGCGACTCCCGACCAGGAGGACGACTTTTACGACGGAGAAATCAAGCCGTTTTATATGCAGCTTGAGCAGGCTTTTACAAATTGTTTCTTTACCCGCAAAGAGCGCGGCTTTGGTAACGAAATTGTCGCAGAGGGAAACAAGCTCCAATATGCGAAACTCTCCGACAAGCTCGCAGCGGTTAAATATTTATCCGAAATCGGCGGCTTAATGCTCGACCAGGCATTAGTAACGCTCGGCTTTCCGCCTATTGGCGGCGAGGAGGGCAAACGCCGCGTACAAACGCTTAATATGGTTAATGCCGACAAGGCAGACGAGTACCAATTAGGCGACAAGGGCAAAGAGAAAACGCCGCCCGACGACGAGGGAAACCCCGACGACGATACCGCACCCCCTGCGGCACCTAAAAAGGGCGAGAAAGACAGAGAGGAGGACGAATAATTATGCCTTATAAACCAAATGAGAGGGAGTACAGAGCAGCGGCTCCGTTTACTACTCCCGACGAAAACAGCGACGAGCTTACCTTGAGAGGTACCCCTATTGTATTTGATACCCCTACCGTAATTTGCGAAATAGACGGCGTACAGTACAAAGAGGTTATAGCTCGCGGAGCTCTTGACGGCTGCGATATGTCGGACTTTATTTTCAATCGCAATCACGGGCAGAACGACTCTACTGTATATGCCCGTACCCGTAACAAGTCCCTTGATTATTCCGTATCGGATAGAGGGCTCGACATTGCGGCGTACCTCGATAAAGAGGACGAGCGGCACCGCAATTTACACCGTGATGTACTTAAACGCCGCGTTGATAAAATGAGTTTTTCGTTTATTGTACGGGAGTGCTCTTACGACAGAGAAACCCATACAAGGACGATAACTAAAATAAAAAAGCTGTTTGATGTTTCGGCGGTGGACTTTGCCGCATACAACGAAACAAGCATAACAACGGCAAGGAGCTTTTTTTCGGAGGAGCACGAGAAAGAGTTTAGAGCATTGGAGGAACGCTCACGCCGCCAAAAGCTAATAGCTTTGACCTACTGTTAAACCCAAAAAACTATTTTGAAAAGGAGTTACACTATGAACATTATTAAGCGTATGCAGGAAATTAACGCCCGTAAAGCAGAGCTCCGCGCTATGCTCCAGGGCACAGACGAGGTAAACCTCGACGAAATCGAAAAGGAACTGCGCGAACTTAATGACGAGTTTTCGCAGCTTGAAAAGAGAAAGGCAACAGCCGACGGTATCAACGCGGGAGTTATCCCTGCAACCGAAATTACAAACCCCGTAGCGGCTCGCTCCGAAAGCGACGACGGCGGCGAAAAGGAATACCGCACAGCTTGGCTCCGTAACATTAGAGGGCTTGAGCTCTCCGAGGCGGAAACAAGAGCACTTACTACAGCTACGGGCTCTGTTGGTGCTGCGGTACCTACTATCACACAGAACAAGATTATCGAGAAAGTGAAACAGTATTGTCCTTTGCTCGATAAAATCGACTTGCTCCGCGTGCCTGGCGGCGTAAAGGTACCCGCAGAGGGAACTACTACAGACGCTAAAACTCACGCAGAGGGAGCAGTAATTACAGCCGACGACGACAAGCTCGTAGATGTTGTATTGGCAGGCTATGAGGTAACAAAACTTGTTACTATTTCAAAGTCTGTTGAGAAAATGTCTATTGACGCTTTCGAGAATTGGCTTGTTAACAAAATCTCCCGCAAGGTTGCGGAGCAGATTGGCAAGTTAATTATTTTCGGCAGCGGCAACAGCGAGGCGCAGGGCATTGACAAAATTACCTGGGACGCTACGAACTCTATCTCTGTTGCAAAGACGGGCTCTCTTTCTGCGGCAAATGTGCGCGCGCTTGTAGCTCTGCTTAACGGCGGCTACGACAACGGCGCGGAGTGGCTTATGTCTAAAGCTACTTTCTTTACCGACTTCCACCCGCTTATGGATAACAGCAAAGACAACATTATCACAGAGGACAACGGCGTATACCGCGTAATGGGCTACCCCGTGAGCTTTGACGACAGAATTACAGCGCACGAGGCATACCTCGGCAATATCTACAGAGGCTATCTTGGCAATATGCCCGAGGATATTACTGTAACCTCGCAGTTTGTAACACGCGAAAACGCTTACGACTTCCTCGGCTGCGCTATGTTTGACGGCAAGGTGCAGGCTGTAGAGGCTTTTGTAAAGCTCGTTAAGGCTACTGCCTAATTAACGGAGGGCTGACCTATGGCGAATATCTCAAATCAGTTTGTTTATGATGTTCGCCGATACCTACGCATAAGCCATACTCATTTTGACGCAGAAATTACCGACCTAATAGGAGCGGCTCGCGCCGACCTCCTATTAGGCGGTATCAAAGCGGCAAAGGTTGAGGACGAAAGCGACGCGCTTATAAAGCGGGCTATTGTCTGTTATGTAAAAGCCGAGTTTGGACTCGATAACGCGGACGCGGAAAAGTACCGCAGCAGCTACGATATGCTTAAAAGGCATTTGCAGCTATCAAGTGAATATATCGAGGAGGCGTAGCTATGTATTGGCGAGAAATCGGCTTTTTGTGCGTTGAAACGGAAAAGCTCGACTCTCTCCGAAAGCCATATAAGGACTACGAAAAGCGCGAGGTTTTTTGTAATTCTAAAGGCGTTAAGAGAAACGAGTTTTACCAGGCACAAGCCCAGGGCTACCGCCCCGAGCTTTGCGTAGAGATAAAAGAGCTTGACTATAACGGCGAGGGACACTTTGAGCATAACGGCAAGATGTACCGTATTATCCGTACATACCCCGTAAAAAATGAGTGCCTCGAGCTCATTTGCCAGGCTTTAGTAGTCGAAAGCTAAAAGCGAAAGGAGGCTGCGCCCTATGAAAGTAAATACAGAGGCATTTATAAAAGCTCTTACGGAGCGGGTTAATAATATTCTGCCGACCACATACGACGAGGCACCGACAAAAACGGCGTTTCCGTATGCGGTAGTAAGCGGCATTAACATTATCGACCTTGAAAGCGGCGACCTCGCCTCTTTCTATATTGATGTTTGGGCGGACGAAAAGAAACCCGAGGCAGCAGTAGAACTCGAGAGGGCGTGCGACAACCTCCGCAACGGGCTTTATAATGCAATCATTGCCGCGCCTGGCTTGTACGGGCATATCGGCTTTGACAACCAAAATACCGTAGCCGACAGCGAGTTTGACATAGCGCACCGTCGCTTGTCTATGTCGGCAAGATTATTCTACTATTAGGAGGTAACGCAATGGTTACAAATCTCACTAAAAAGCAAATCGAGAGTATCCAGATTGACGAGTCGGTTATTTTCCTCAACTACGGAGAAACTGACGAGCGTTTCTTGGCTCCGACTCGCGGCGGCGGCGAGTTTGCCGCTACTGTAACCGTCCGCGATATTGAGTTTGACGGAAAACACGGCAAGACAGCGGGTACCCAGGTTATCGAGGAGCAGGGAGCCTCTATTAAGGTTACTACTCTTTGTATGAGCCAGGAAAACCTCGCGCTTGCTATTCCTAATTGCACTATCGCAAGCGAGGACGGCAAGACAATTAAAAACCCGAAAACGGGCGTAATTCCCCTTGAGGCTTACCTCAAAAATATTACAATGTTTGCAAAGCTAATCAGCGGCAAATATAAGAAAATTACCATTTACAACCCTATGCACGAAACGGGCTTTACCGCAAAGGCGGTACAGAAAGCCGAGGGCGAGCTCGCCTTTGAGTTTTTGGCTCATTATCCGCATAGCGACCTCGACGGCGATTTATGGGAGGTTACAGAAATCGACAAGCCGCCCGTTATGCCTACCGACGACGAGGCAGCCGCAGCAGCCGTAAACAATGAGGGCGAACAGCCCGCAGCAAACGGCGACGAAAACGAGGAATAATACAAGAATTTAAGGAGGAGCCACACTATGCTAACAATCGGTACTATGCCTATTTTGCTTAAAATTGTAGGCAAACTCGACATTACGCCTGCTATTGAAAAGCTCAAAGGCGTTGATATTTTTAAGGAGCCCGACAATGCCGAGGAGGCTTTTAAGCAGCTCGACAAAGAAAAAGTCGGAGTTTTAGCTATGGAAATCGTAGCGGAGCTTACACCGCAGCTCGGTAAAATTGCCGACGACCTCCCGCCGCTCGTAGCCTCTTATAAAGGCGTTAGCCTTGAGGAGGCAAACAAGCTCGACGCAGCGGAGGTAATTAACGAATTTATCCACGACGAGGGCGTTGTAAGTTTTTTCAAGCGTGCTCTACGAAAGAAAGTAGAGCAAGGAGCTTAACGCTACTGCATAAATACTACGATTGGCAGCTTATCGAGAGTCTACCTTTGGCGGCTCTCGGTGGGCTGCTTTCTTATGCCCGTAAAGAGGAGGCAGCAGCTCAAAAGCTCGAGCTTGAAAAGCGGCTTTTCCCTTTATGGCTTGTAAATTATGCAGTATCAAAAATAAAACCAGGGCTCGAGGTTATGGAGTATGACGAGTTTATAAAGCTCGTATTTTCGGACTCCGACGCACCGCAGCCCAAAGCAAAAAAAGAAAGAACAGCCGAGGATATTATGGCGGAGCTTATGCCATTTGTTGAGGCTGATAAAAAGAGAGGAGGCTAACCTATGGCGAGTATATTTTCCCTTTTCGGCACTATTTTTATTGATAACGCCGAAGCGGATAAAAGCATAGATAATACAACCGAAAAAGCGGAAAAAAGCGGCTCAAAGGTAGGCTCTGCTTTCTCCTCTATCGCAAAAGGAGCCGTAGCAATGGGTACGGCTGTAGTAACGGGAGCTGCTGCTGTTGGTACTGCCGCTTACGGTATGGCTATGAAAACCGCAGAACAAGCGGACTATATCGACAAGCTATCCGAAAGAACGGGCATAAACAGAGAGGAGCTCCAAAGGTGGAAACACGCCGCCGACCAAAGCGGAGTTAGCGTAGACTCTTTCAAAAACGGCATTAAAAAAATGTCTGATGTAGTAGACGACGCAAACAACGGCTCGAAAACTGCGGCGACCTCTATATCGCGTTTAGGACTCTCCCTCGACGAGCTTAACACAATGTCAACCGAGGAGAAATTTAACGCAATTACCGCAGCTCTTGCGGATATGGAGGACGGAGCGGAGCGTAACGCAATCGGTAACGACTTGCTCGGCAAGAGCTATACCGAAATGCTACCGCTATTAAACGCAGGCTCCGAGGGTATGGCGGCTCTAAAAAAAGAGGCTGACGACCTCGGTATAGTAATGTCGGAGGACGCAGTAAAAGCGGGCGTAGTGCTCGGCGATACAATCGCCAATATTAAGGACGCTTTCGGCGGACTTATGAACAGAATAGGCATAGCTGCTATACCGCTTATCCAAAAAATAGCGGATATGATTATAAGCAGCCTGCCGAAAATACAAGCTCTTTTTGACAAG